TGGAAGTGGCGTAAGTACACAGGGGCTAACAAACACACTAAGCACATGCATGTTAGCTTTAAGAAGGAAGCTGACAATGATGGGGCTTTTTTTCAAGTATCTATGTTAGGTGGAGAATAATGAACGAACTAAAGACAGCAGCAGGCTCATGGGCTAGAGCATTCCTAGTAGCAGTTATCTCAATGGCAGCAGCTGGGGTCACAGATCCTAAGGCACTCATTGCAGCAGGCATTGCTTCAATCCTGCCACCTGTACTGCGCTACCTATCACCTAATGATCCTGCTATGGGAATTAAGAAGTGACACAGTCAGACTTTTTTACCCTTTACCTTGCAACCATTGCAGCACTCGGTGGCTTGTCTGGCTATGTAATTACCCACCTGTTGTCTGAGATCAAAAGACTCAACACGCGAGTCGATGAGATCTATAACATCTTGCTTGACAGGTAGCATTGTGCTATGGCAAGAAAAGCAACTAAGGCACTAGAGGAACAAGGTTACTCAAAGCTTGATGCTTATTGCATTGGGCTTTATGAGTATTTCTGTTCATTAAAGCGAGCAGGTTTCGCAGAGGACATTGCCATGTTCATGATCACAGAACCGCAAGCCTATCCTCACTGGATTCTGCCTGATCCCATTGACCCTGAGAAGTTCGGGGATTACGAAGATGAGGATGATGACTAAACGCAGATACTTGGTGATCTCGGATCTACAGATTCCATATCATCATGAGCAAGCAGTGAAGAATCTAATCAAGTTAGTAAAGCGCGAGAAGTTCGATCTAGTCCTAAACACAGGCGATGAGCTTGACATGCAGTCTCAGTCCAAGTGGGCTAAAGGCACACATCTGGAGTATGAAGGGCAGCTAGATTATGATCGAAGTCTCGCTCAAAACATCCTATGGGATCTCGGCACTACCGACATCACTCGATCCAACCACACCGATCGTTTATACCACACTCTCGTTAGAGGAGCTCCTAGTCTCATCGGACTTCCAGAGCTCGAGTATTCCCGCTTTATGGGTTTCTCCGACTTGGGGATTCGTTTTCATAAAAAGCCATTCGAGTTCCATAAAGGCTGGGTCTTAGTCCACGGAGACGAAGGATCGATGAACTCTAATGCTGGACTTACAGCTCTTGGCTTGGCTAAGAAGTTCGGTAAATCTGTAGTCTGCGGACACACTCACAGGGCTGGCATCAGTGCCTATACAGAGGGCTTAGGAAGCCAATACAGGACTTTATGGGGCTTAGAAGCAGGAAATGTCATGGACAAGAAGAAAGCCTCTTATCTAAAGGCTGGGAGTGCTAATTGGCAGATGTCTGTGGCAGTCATTGAGACACACGGAGATCGAGTTAGCCCATTCTTAGTGCCAATCAACAAGGACGGATCATTTACCCTATATGGACGACTTTACGCCTGACATCAAGCGCACTCTAGATGATGCCGTGGACGAGGGAGAATCGTTATCATTTCGTTACCAGAATGTGCTTGATTAGTCGGTCACTTCTGTCACACTAATTCTGTAAGCCAGTCGAGGGCACTGGATGCAGATAGGAAATACAATGAGCTTTGAGATGCCAATAATTGTGCTGCTTTTAGCAGCTAATGCTTTATGGTATTTAGTAGGCTGGGCTAAAGGCTTTAACGAAGGCAAGCGTGAAGGCTTGATCGTGGCTAAGTCATTTCAGCGAGTGACAACAGATGCGCGCTAATGAGATCCTACTTACCGCAACAGACACAATCCGCGATCGTGGGCTTTCGTATGGTCACCCTGCGGATAACCTGCAACACACCGCAATGCTCCTCAGTGCATACCTACAGACACCGATCCACGATTATCAAGTCGCAGGGATTATGGTGCTCGTTAAACTTGCACGGACTAATCAATCAGCCCAACACATCGACAACTGGGTCGATCTATGCAGCTATGGAGCACTCGCAGGGCAACTAGCAACAGAGGAGAATGAACTTTATGTTTAATTTAGCCGACTATGAACCAGTGGAGGTTCGACTTGAAAAGTTTATTAAGGATTATCCATCATTCCGCATTGCAACAGAGCTTGAAGTGGTCGAGGCATCTCGATACATTGTTAAGGCGTATCTATTTAAGGATGCTAGCGATGGCGTTGCGTGGGCAACGGGATACGCTGAGGAGACAGTGTCTAGTCGCGGTGTTAATCAGACTTCAGCACTGGAGAATTGCGAGACTTCGGCAATCGGCAGAGCACTTGCAAATGCAGGTTATGCGCCTAAAGGAAAGAGACCAAGCCGAGAGGAAATGACTAAGGTCGTTGCTACAAAAGTAGTAAAGCCACCAGTTCAAGATGTTAAGGCAGATGATCAGGATTACTGGACTACACCAGTTGGAGAGTATCGGGGCGTAGTCGATGCACCTGTCACACTTGAAAAGGCTATGGAGAATGTAGCTGCAATCATGGGAACAGGTGAGGCAGTAGAAGCACCAAGCTGCGAGCATGGACATATGCAGTGGCGTGAAGGTGAAAAGAATGGCAAAGCATGGGGTGGCTACTTCTGCAATACAGCGATCTCATCGGCACATAGATGCCCGACCAAGTGGTACACACTGGGATCAGATGGAAAGTTCCAACCACAGAAAGCGAGAGTTTAATGGGTAACATCGGAATCAAGATAAATGGTGAGTGGGTCGATCTAATGTCAGCCTTTGTGCCATGTCAGTTATGCAATGAGCCAGTTCAGATTAAGAATCTGGTGGATCTGTCACAGGATGCTGTCAATGGCACAGTCTCATGGCAATGCTTGAAATGCAGCACAGTCAATGGCTGAGTTTCCAGAGATTTATAGATCACCAGTTGATCGCCATGTATACAGCTTTAGCGGATATGGGGGCATAGAGAATTGCTCAGATTGCGATTCGTTTGCTCAAGTCAATGAGTATGATCGCATTCATGATGGTGCAGTCCTATTCTTCTGCAAGAATTGTGAGAACAAGCATCACCTATGACCCAGCATAGGAAACACAGAGGTTTCCGCACAGAGCGTGTTGTCGCACAGTACCTATCGACTGTCTGGCAAGGCGCATGTGTGGGAAGGGGTAGTGGCAAGGATATTGTTAATGTGCCGTTCGATGTTGAAGTCAAAGCCCGCGCTGGATTTCAACCTCTTGCCTACATCAAACAATTAAAAGCTCGAACAGCCATTTCGGGGGAATTAGGCTTTGGGGTTATCAGACTCAATGGACAAGGTGAAGATGCGCGTGAGTATGCCGCCATCATCCGACTTGAGGATCTCTTGCCACTACTCATATTAAGATATGGTCACATAGACAAAGAACCTACTGAGGCAGACATAGACCGATGCTCTGGATGTGGGTCATACATGATAAGGAAGTGCTTAACTTGCCAACCTATGATTACAAGTGCGCCAGATGCAATCTTAATCAAGAGATCAATCACGGATGGAACAATCGACCAGTGATCTTGTGCAACTATTGTAATGAACCGATGGTTAAAGTTATTGGGGCAGCAGCTACACACTTTAAGGGTAAAGGCTTCTACAGTACGGATAAATAGTTATCCACAGAAGTTATCCACAGCCGGTGATTAGGAGGATCTATGAAACGAAACACCGCTCTGAGCAGGACTTATACAAATGGATTTGACAGCGATGGTACGCTAACGGCGCAGAGCCTCTCAAAGGCTCACCGCGAGCCCCATAGGGGCGTAGCTCGCGGGGTGCTAGTAGCTATTGGGATAGCTCTATGCATCATGCCTGATGCAGGTGGATCTATACCTAAGCAATATATAACCTATAAGCAATTTGCATTACATCAATTAGGTTATGACTTAGAGCAATATAAGTGTTTAGTAAAGCTCTATGGTAAAGAATCAGCATGGAATCCTAAAGCCAAGAATGGTAGTCATTATGGAATACCTCAAGGCAGATCTATATATCTATCTAAGGTTGATGGTTATAAGCAAGTACAATGGGGACTGGATTACATAGCACACCGCTATGATGCAGACACATGTAAAGCATTGAATCATTGGAAGGCTAAGGGATGGCATTAGACAAGCTGAACAGTAGGCGATACCGCGAGCAGCGCGAACGCGTGTTCATGCGTGATGGTAGAGCCTGTCAATTATGTGGTACAGATGAAGGTGAGATGCACATCGATCACATAATCCCACGCAAGGCTGGTGGCGATCATAGCCTTGACAATCTAAGAGTGTTATGCAAGTCATGCAACCTGCGCAAGGGTGCGCTCAATGAGGGGATTTTTTTAGCACGGACGGCTAC